ACCCAGACCGAAACCACTGAGTCTAATTGATACTCGTGTTTACGTTGTTAACAAAGAAAACTATGATGAGTTTGTTAAAGAGTTTACCAAAGAAAATGGTAAATTAGTGTATGTTGCGTTAGCAATTAAAGACTATGAAAATCTTGCATTGAATATTGCAGAACTCCGTAGGTATTTGAATCAACAAACCGAAATAATAGTATACTACGAACGTGCAGTGAGTGTCACAGACCTAAATACTACACAAGAACAAGAACCCCAAAAGGCACAGTGATGGCGTTTGAAGAACCAAATAGCATCCACACAGACATTGCGGTCATGAAGAAAGAAGTCGAAGGACTTCAGAAGGTTGTAGAGAAGTTGGATGTGACAATCGACAAATTGTCAGACCTCACCACAAGTTTGGATAAGATGGTGCTGATGCAACAAGCACACATCGAGCAACAGTCCGAAGATGATGAAGAAATTAAATCGAAACTTGCTGTGCTTTCTGAGCGAGTCAAACGTATTGAACAAAGCAAGTGGTTTATTACTGGTATTGCCGCTACGGTTGGGTTTATATTAGCACAAATGGAAATATTCAAACGTTTCTTCTCTTGACACACTCCCCATAAATCTGTATAATGGTCTCCATGTTATGGATTGATCACAAATATATCGGACTTCTGTCCTCAAAACTAAACCGTTTTAGTCGCAAGTCAGACAAACTGTACAATTTTCGTTGCCCTATCTGTGGAGATTCCTCTAAAAATAGACACAAGGCACGGGGGTACTTGTTTGAGGGCGACAATGGTCTATTTTATAAGTGCCACAACTGTGGATTCTCAGGGCATCTCAGTAAACTAATTGAGCAAGTTGACCCAAATCTGTATCAGCAATACAACACCGAAACCTTTGCTGAGAGGCACAGTGGTCGTCGTATAGCAAACACAGATTATACACCGTCCTTTGCCCCTAAGTCAACACACAAAGACGATGGTGACTTATTGAAATATACGATGCGATTGTCTGATCTACCGTCTGCCCATCCTGCTGTATTGTATGTACAGACAAGACGTATCCCAGAAGAAAAGTGGCACGATTTATTTTACGCAGAAGATTACTCGATGTTAGAGAATCTACGTCCTGATGTATACGAAGGGAGACTATTAAATGATAAACGCATTGTTATACCTTTTAGAAATCGTGATGGACAACTCATTGGTATTCAGGGTCGATCCATTAGTGGAAGTAAAACTAGATATGTTACAGTCCGACTCACCAACAATGACCCCTTGATTTATGGTCTTGAGTCCATTGACACAACGGAACCAATCTATGTGGTGGAGGGACCTATAGATAGTATGTTCCTCCCGAATGCTGTTGCTTGCGGTGGTTCGGACTTGGTTAAAGCAATGAAGATGCTACCAAAGGGCATGGTCACATTGGTGTTTGATAATCAACCCAGAAACAAAGACCTGATTGCTTTGATTGAAAAGGCATGTAAGTGGGGGTTTTCTGTATTCGTTTATCCGTCAAATATCAAATCGAAAGATATTAATGATATGATACTGGAAGGATTTACACCCGAAGAGATCACCTCTTTAATAAATAAAAACACTCATCATGATCTGGCATTGCGACTCGCAATCCGTGATTGGAAAAAGATATAAGGATAAGTTAATGAATGTAAAACTGATCAGTTTTTCGACTCCAACTCAGGAGTATGAAGATCAGGGAATAGATGATGTGCAAGAACTTATTGCTTATTGTGCGAGGGTATCAAACCCAAGCAATCAGTTGAACACAGAAACCAGTGAAAAGTTAATCAACTATTTGGTGAAACACGCTCATTGGTCACCACTTGAAATGGTTTCTGCATGTATGGAAATAGAAACGACAAGGGACATTGCTCGACAGATTCTGCGGCATAGATCGTTTTCTTTCCAAGAGTTTAGTCAGCGTTATGCTGACCCTACAAAAGACCTTGATTTTGAAATCCGCGAAGCGAGATTGCAAGACGAAAAGAACCGTCAAAACTCAGTTGAAACCGACGATGTAAATCTAAAAACAGAATGGGTGCTTGCCCAAGAGCGAGTCATCATTGAATCACGAAAAGCATATCGTTGGGCAATTGAAAACGGCATTGCAAAAGAGCAAGCACGAGCAGTCCTACCAGAAGGACTAACAAAGTCTCGCATGTATATGAATGGAACATTACGGTCTTGGATTCACTATATTGAACTACGAAGTGCGAATGGAACACAAAAAGAACATATGGAAATAGCAAAGGCGTGTGCCCATGTAATCAGTGAAGTGTTCCCTATGGCAATCAAACTCGTAAAGTAAAGGATAACAAATGACCGAAGAATATCTTGGGATCAAGATTGATCCGTCCCGCGACTCTATTTTATCTGAACAAGGATACAAACTACTCACTGACTACTACTGCATCAACGACGAAACTCCTCAACACGCATTTGCTCGTGCTGCTGTTGCCTATGCCTATGGTGACATGGAGTTGGCACAACGCATTTATGATGGTGCGTCAAAGGGTTGGTTTATGTTTTCGTCACCTGTGTTGTCAAATGCACCGATGCCTGGAGAAAAAATCAGAGCACTACCGATTTCATGCTTCCTTACTTATGTGCCAGATTCGCTAGATGGACTGATTGAGCATTCGGCAGAACTCCGTTGGTTGTCGGTCAAGGGTGGTGGTGTTGGTGGACACTGGTCTGACGTTCGTGCGGTGTCTGAGAAAGCACCCGGACCTATGCCATTCTTGCACACAGTGGATGCTGATATGGTGGCGTATCGCCAAGGTAGAACCCGTAAAGGGTCGTATGCTGCATACATTGACATTGACCATCCCGATATTGTAGAGTTCATGAATATGCGTGTTCCCACAGGTGATGTCAATCGTAAGTGTTTGAACTTACATCACGCAGTCAATATCACGAACAAATTCATGGTCGCTATACAAGCAGATGCTCACTGGGAACTTATTGATCCTGACTCTGGTGAAGTGCGTGATACACTCCGTGCAAGGTACTTGTGGGAAACACTACTGGAGACACGATACAGAACAGGTGAACCATATCTCAACTTTATTGATACCGCAAACGCATATCTACCAGAAACTATGAAAAAGAAAGGATTGAAGATTCATGGTTCAAACCTGTGTAACGAAATTCATTTACCGACAAGTGATGATCGTTCAGCAGTTTGCTGTCTGTCGTCACTCAATTTGGAGAGATTTGATGAGTGGAAGGATACCACTATTGTTCGTGATCTCATTCGCTTTCTTGATAACGTCTTGCAGTTTTTCATTGACCACGCAGGAGACGAAATCTCAAAGGCACGTTATAGTGCAACTCAAGAAAGAAGTTTAGGTTTGGGTGCGATGGGGTTCCATTCGTATCTACAACAGCACCGTGTCGCATTTGAAAGTGAAAAGGCACGGGGAGTCAATGATATTATTTTCAAACATATTCAGAATGAGGCAATTGCCGAAACATTAGTATTAGGTAAAGAACGTGGTGAAGCACCAGATATGGAAGGGACAGGGCGACGAAACGCACACCTTCTTGCGATTGCACCAAATGCCAATTCGTCGTTGATTGGCAACACTTCACCATCAATTGAACCGTGGAAAGCAAATGCGTTTACATCTCGTACTCGTGCGGGATCGCATTTGATAAAGAATAAGTATTTACAAGAAGAACTCGCAAAGATTGGTAAAGACACGCAAGAAATTTGGTCGTCTATCATTACCAATGGCGGTTCGGTTCAGCATCTTGATTTTCTGGACGAGCATCTCAAAGCAGTGTTCAAAACTGCAATCGAACTAAACCAAGATTGGATTGTGTATCTTGGTGGTTCAAGGCAACGGTATCTGTGTCAGGGGCAGTCACTCAATGTGTTTTTTCCAGCAGGTGCAAGTCGTCAGTATATTCACACAGTGCATTACAATGCATGGAAGTATGGATGCAAAGGTCTGTATTATTTGAGAACTGAAACATCAAATCGTGCGGAGAATGTCGCACAAAAGATTGAACGAGATCGACTCGTAGAGTTCGGAGAGCAATCACAAGAAGAATGTGTCGCATGTCAAGGTTAGGGGAAACAATGGATATTACAATTTACTCAAAGTCAGATTGTCCTTTTTGCGTTAAAACAAAGGAATGGTTCAGCAGTCATGGATTTACATACACAGAAAACGTATTGGATGATGAAGAACAACGACTTGCGTTTTATCAGAAGATCAATGGCGCACAAGAGGACTTGACAAAAGGTTCTGAAAGTCGTCCTGTCAATTCTGTGCCACAAATTTTTATTGAGGGTAAGCGCATTGGGGGGTATGACCAACTAGTCCAAAAAGCAGACACTTTACTGAAAAAGAAGTCAGGTGGACTAATGGAGTTTTCAACGACATATAAACCATTTAACTACCCGTGGGCAACTGAAATCACAACCCGTCACGAGAAAGCACACTGGATTGAAGATGAAATTGACTTGAGTGAGGATGTTACTGATTGGAAAGGTGGTAAGGTCACTGCTACAGAAAAGGACTATATCACTAACGTATTACGATTGTTCACACAGTCAGACGTTGCAGTAGGACAAAATTACTATGATCAATTTATTCCTAAGTTCAAGAACAATGAAGTCCGTAATATGTTGGGTTCATTTGCTGCTCGTGAGGGAATACATCAAAGAGCATACGCACTTCTCAATGAAACACTAGGACTACCAGATAGTGAATACCATGCATTTTTAGAATACACAGAGATGGTTGACAAGGTAGAGTTCATGATGGACTCTGATGCCTCTACACAACGTGGTCTTGGACTCGCACTTGCAAAGTCTGTATTCAACGAAGGTGTTGCATTGTTTGCCTCGTTTGTCATGTTGTTGAACTTCCAACGGTTTGGCAAGATGAAAGGTATGGGTAAGGTTGTTGAGTGGTCAATTCGTGACGAGTCAATGCACGTTGAGGGCAACTCAAAACTATTCCGTTCGTTCTGCAATGAACATCCTCGCATCGTAGATACTGAATTCAAAGCAGAAATTTATGAAATGTCAAGTTTAGCGGTCGAATTAGAAGATAAGTTTATTGATTTGGCATACGAGATGGGAGAAATTGAGGGACTATCTAAAGAAGAAGTCAAAAAATATATTCGTTATATTGCAGATAGACGATTACTTCAATTAGGTCTCAAGACAAACTTTAAAGTCAAAGAGAATCCGTTACCTTGGTTGGAGTGGGTGCTTAACGGTGCAGATCACACCAACTTCTTTGAAAATCGTGTTACAGAGTACGAGGTAGCAGGACTCAAAGGATCGTGGGATGAGGCATACGCTGCATGAAAGATACTGATGAATATACAGTATTAGAGGTAACATGCCCAGATTGTGCCTCTGAGTATGAATTAGCATATGATGAGGATGAAACAGAAGAACCCGTTTACTGCCCATTTTGTGGGACCGATCTACCAGATTCCGTGGTAGAAGAAGGAACTACAGAAAACGAGGATGACTTTAGTGACTATATAGAAGACGAAGATGACAATGAAGATGATCAGTGAGTTATACGAATCCTTGGACACTAGACGGTAAGATATTTGAATCAAATAATATAGATGATGCACAGGGGTTTGTGTATCTGATTACAAATTTGACAACCAACCTAAAGTATGTTGGAAAGAAGAATTTCTGGTCAGTACGCAAACTCCCACCCCTCAAGGGCAAGACCCGCAAGCGAACCAAGCGAGTCGAGTCCGATTGGAAAGATTATTATGGTTCCAGTGAAGAAGTCAAAGAGTTAGTTGAATCAACAGGTAAACACAATTTCAAACGTGAGATATTGAAACTGTGTCAGTCCAAAGGCGAACTCAGTTATTATGAATTAAAATATCAAGTGGAAAATGATGTTCTATTGAAACCCGATGAATATTACAACGCATTCGTCGGTGCAAAAATTCATAGGAAACACCTTGTAAAAAGTTGACATTGATCAGAAGTTTATGTATAATAGTATAAATTACAAATGAAATATTAGGAGAAAAACAGTTCAATGTCAACTATTAGAATGTTTATTGGCACAAGTGCTAATGGTGAGGACAAAGAAATTGAGATGGCGTATGAGTATACGCTACGCAAGAATTCTTCAAGTAACCTTGAAATTACATGGATGCGACAGACACCTGATCTGACGAGCATTTGGGGTGGATGGAAGACTCACACTTGGTCAACTCCGTTTTCAGGATATCGATGGGCAATCCCAGAAGCATGTGGGTTTGAGGGTAAGGCAATCTATACTGATTGTGATATGTTAAACTTCAAAGATATCACTGAACTTTACAACATTAATCTCAATGGCAAACCATTTGCGGCACGAGTCGGCAATCGGTTTGGAGGGCACGAGTTCTGTGTGATGGTGATTGACTGTGCGGTGGCACAACAGTATCTCATTCCTGTACAACGCATGAAGAAAATACCAGAAACACATCAACGTTACATTAGGCAGTTCAGTGGCAACCACGACTTGGTAGAACCATTACATCCAAAGTGGAACTCACTGGACGGTGACAATACTCCGATGGATGAACTGTGGCATCTACACTACACGAGGATGGAATCGCAACCGTGGCAACCTGCTTGGTTTACTGGCAAACCAGAAGCACACAAGAGACCTGAACTAGTTCAGTTGTATCACGATACAGTTCAAGAAGCATATGATGCAAAATGTAAACCTCTAGAACCCGATGTGGATTACCTCGCATATGGGCAATACGACATTATTGGTAAATAATATGTTTGGTGGAACGATCCCTCAAGGGAAAACATTATTAGTTGCATGTGATGCGAAATACTATGTTGAGCATTTCGTACCACTGGCATACTCTGCGGTCGGGGCGGGTGAGCAGATACACGCACACGTTGTCAACCCAGACAGAGGGTGTCATGGACTATCGATGGTTCTTGAAGAAGACATTGGAGTCACCTATTCGTTTGAACGTACAGACTTGAGTGGTATTGACTCAAGAACTTACTATGCCTGTGCACGGTTTATGATTCTGCCAGAACTGATGGCACACGGGTTGAGCGAAGCATTGGTATTGGACGCTGACTGTTTAGTAATGAATGAAATTGATTGGTCGCAGTTTAGGGATGCTGATGTTGGATTGTTTTTCCGTGAACCACTAGCAAACACGGGCGAATGGGAAACGCAAGGTTCTAAGATTGCGGCAGGTGCGGTGTATGTCAACAAGGGTGCACGAGAGTTCACTCAAGATGTTCGGCAAAATATTGCGAAAGGTCCGTTTCAGTGGTTCATAGATCAACGAGCACTCAACGAGGCACACGACAAACACAAAGACAAACTGGAATTTTATGGTATTCCCTCAAACTTTATGGATTGGGAGTTTGTCGAGGGTTCAACAATTTGGACGGGTAAGGGCGATAGAAAACACAAAAATATGACTTATGTGCAAGCAAAAGAAGCATGGGGTTCATATTTTCATGGAGCAAGAGATAGGATATGGCAGACAAAATACTAATCCTCAAACCACGACTAGATGTGACATTCAAGGAAGGTCCCGTCCCTGAAGGGCGAGGATACATCCAACCGATTCGTACACATTGGCACAACTTTGTTGAGCATCTATCAAAGGTGCACCCAAAAGCACTAATTATAGAAAGACCACTGTGGCAGTTCTCACCTGAAATGGTACAGTATATGGATGCTGACATCGTGTATGTACCACACAAGCAACAGAACAACTTCTTTGTAGAGGGAGACACAAAGGTTCGGTATTACATGCAGACAGTGTTTCCGTGGTTGTTCAGTATTGACCCCGTGGGTTGGGAGGGTGGTTCGTCTGTATGGAATCACTTTACGTTAGGTGAAGTAGATGCACCGCACTTTGATGACCTCAAGGAACATATCAGAGGTGGCGGTACAAAGTTTGAGAATCTACAACCAGAGAAAGGTCAAAAGTTATTTGACCCAGGATTTATCCTATTCGTGTGTCAGATTCCGCACGATGAAACAATCATCTATCATTCTGATGTGGAAGTAATTGACGGTCTCAAGCAGTCGATTGAATACGCAAAGGAACAAGGTAAGCAGATTGTTGTCAAAGGACATCCTGTCAATCCGGGTTCAATGTCTGAACTCAAGAAAGAGACACTGAAACACGAACACGCAACGTGGATTGAGAATGTACACCTACACGATTTGATGGAAGATTGTTCGGAAGTGCATGTCATCAATTCAGGTACGGGATACGAGGCAATTCTATTTGAGAAACCTGTTCGTACATACGGTCGTTGTCTCTATGAAAATATTGTCAATAAAGAAGTTGACACCGAACTCTATCGTAAGTTTATCAATGGATTCGTGGAATGGTGTTATGATACAAAAACAGGTCGGGGGTTTGACAAACTAAAATGAAAACACAACTGAAAGTGACAGGTGACGATACATTCAAAATTGGTACAGACGATGGATTGAATGATAATGGCACAGCACCCAACAGTAAGGGTGGTACAGAGAACATGTATCATGGATTGATGGATCGACTTGACCCTGAATTGCGGGATAAGTTTCACATCATCTGTTCACGAGTGCGTAAGATTGACCCAAATAAGAAAAACATTCTGTGGTTACACGACACTTGGGATGACCCCGAAAGTCAACACCTCAAAGACCCTAAAAGTTTGGAACGGTTTGACCAATTGGTGTTTGTATCGCATCACCAACAGCAAACGTATAACATGGGATTAGGTGTGCCATATCAGAAGGGTGTTGTCATCACTAATGCAGTGACACCGATTGAAGAGCACGAGAAAGAATTTGATGGTCCGATCAGACTCATCTATCACACCACACCACATCGAGGTTTAGAGATTCTAGTTCCTGTGATTGAGCAGATGATTGAACAGACAGACGTTGATATTCATCTAGATGTATTTTCATCATTCTCCATTTATGGGTGGAACCAAAGAGACAAACCATATGAGGCACTGTTTGAAAAAATTAAAGCGCATCCGAACATGACCTATCACGGGTTTCAACCAAACGAGGTGGTTCGGGAGGCACTCACGAGGGCACACATCTTTGCATATCCTAGCATTTGGCCAGAGACATCATGTATTGCCGCTTTAGAAGCAATGAGTGCGGGGTGTGCGGTAGTATGCCCGAACATGGGTGCATTACCAGAGACGGTCAATAAGTTTGGTTTAATATATCCGTGGACAGAACAGAATCGGATTCATGCGAACGTGTTTGCAAACACATTGTACGGCACAATCAAAGAAATTCAAAACATGCAAGAACGCATGAGGATTCAGAAGATATTTGTAGACAACTTCTACAATTGGGAGTTAACAATCGCCCAATGGGAAGGACTGCTGAAGGGAGTCCTCGATGGCAAAATATGAACTATTTGAGTCTTTATGGTTGGTCAGTGGCAGAGAGGCATCTGAAGAGGAACAAGAGAAACTTGACATGATGGTTAACATGGGTTATAATGTAAACTCAGATTTAGATCATGACTTGTTTGAAATGGAGATGCGTAATGGCAAAGAAACGCAAACTGACTGAAGAGCAACGTGACGAGTTGCGTGAACGTCTTGCAAAAGCAAGAGCAGCAAAAGGTGAACCTGAATACAAGACTATTCACTCAACTGTGTTACAACTCGATGAGGATCATCCACTGTCAATGCAGAACTGCAAACAGTACATCAAGACGCAGAAGTCACTGATGACCAAATACAAATCAGAGATGCGTAATGATATCAAGGGTGCGAAGGCAAAATATCATCAGTGTGAGGGATATATTCGTAACATTCAGTCCTACCTCAAGACAGGAACATGGGTTGATATGTTTTACGGTGAGTTCCAAGAACATCAAATGGGATGGAAGACTGTCAGAGTAGCAGGGTAGTTATGATATTAGTTGATTTAAGTCAGGTGATTATTTCATCCCTGATGCAACAAGTGGGTTCCAAGAAGTACGGTATGGACGTTACTGAAGATTTGATGCGTCATATCGTACTCAACACGATACGTTCTTATCGGAATCGTTTCAATGGCAAGTATGGCGAGGTAGTGATTTGCTGTGACGCATCACACTACTGGCGTAAGGATGTGTTTCCATACTACAAAGCATCTCGCAAGAAGTTGCGTGAGCAGAGTGGTATTGATTGGACAATTATATTTGACACACTTCATGCGGTTCGTGATGAACTGGAAGAGAACTTCCCATACAAAGTGATTCGTGTTGATGGTGCAGAAGCAGATGATATCATTGCCACAATTTGTAATGTACATGGTTCATTCTTGGCACGAGAAGATGACGAGAAGATTTTGATTTTATCGTCGGACAAAGACTTCATGCAGTTGCAGAAGTATGTCAATGTCGATCAGTGGTCACCATCACAAGATAAGTTTCTCCGCACAGACAACCCCGAAAAGTTCAAACGTGAGCATATTCTAATGGGCGATAGGAGTGATGGCATTCCGAACTTTATGTCGGACGATGACTGCTTTGTTTCAGATAAGAGACAGAAACCAATACGAGCAACAAAGATTGAAGAGTGGCAAGCACTTGATCCCGAATCATTTTGTGATGAAAAGATGTTAAGAGGATATCGACGCAATGAGCAATTGGTTGACTTGGATATGGTTCCGAATACTATTTCGGAAGAGGTGCTAAATCAATATGAAACAAAAGGCAATGGTCGTGAAAAACTCATGAACTATTTTATCAAACACCGACTACAAAATCTTATGGAACACATCGGAGAATTTTGATGGCAAATATAATAGGTCTTGCTGAAATTTTAGATAAGGCGGGGAAAAAGAGAACCAAACCAGAAAAGGTACAAGTTCTAAAAGATAATTCAAGTCCTGCACTCAAAGACTTGCTGACATTTATATGTGATCCTCGCATCACTTGGTTGATTCCTAGCACACGCCCACCATTTAAAAAGATGGAAAAGAGTTCTGACTTACAGCATGTGTTGATACAAGACATCAACAAAAAGAAGATGTTGTACTTCTGTGCAGGTAACAATGTGCCGTTTAACGAGGGAATTAAGCAAGTTAAGAGAGAGCAACTGTTTTTGCAGATGTTAGAGTCAGTTGACCCAGATGATTCAGAGTTGCTGTTACTAGCAGTCAACAAGCAATTACCAAAAGGCATCTCAATGCCTGTCATTAAAGAGTATATTCCACAAAGAGCAAACGATTGGTGAAAGCATACATTATTGGCAACGGTACATCACGCAAAGGTTTCAATCTTGAGTCATTGCGGAATAAAGGAACCATATTCGGGTGCAATGCTCTATACAGAGATTTCACGCCCGATTACTTGGTTGCTATAGATGATAAGATTATCGGAGAAATCAACTACGCAATAGACAAGGGGGAATGTAAAGTCCCAAGATTGAGGTTTATCGTGCCAGGGTGGAATGAATGTTTTGAGGAAACAACAGGTCGTCGATCTAATGCGGGCATGAATGCTATGAAGGAAGCAATCAAGATGGGGCACAAGGAATTGTACTGTCTTGGTTTTGATTTTCTAATAGATAATGATGTGAGTGTGGCAAATGTATATGATGGGACTGATTGTTACGGACCCGAAACCCGTGCTAATCGTGCAGATAATATAAATAGAGTTGCCTATATGGAGTATATTGCACTAAATAATCGTGAAGTGACGTTTACTTTTTTATTTCCTCGCACAGATGATCCTTTGCAATTATTGACTTTATCGTGCGACAATGTACAAGGTATGTTTTATGATGCATTTGAGGAGAGAATTATAAATGATAGTCCCACCTGAGTTTTTATTCTTTGGAGCAATAGCACTGTGCACTTACTTTTCCTTTCGATCTGGTCAAAATACTGGCAGAGAACAAGCAGTTGATTCAGTATTTACGATCATTGAATCTATGAATGATTATGTAAGAGTTGAACGCACAAACAATGGGGATATTAAACTAGTTAAATTGAGTGAAGACGCAAGTGTTTAGGGCAACCGCCCATTCTCAAAAAACAACAGAGGAGTTCTTATGTCCGAACGGGATTTCTATAATCTCAGAGAAATGATTCGCAAGTTGAGTCGTAAGGTCGAAAAACTAGAGAAACAACTTGAAGGAAAGGCATAGGAGGGATGGGGTCGAAAGACCCCATTTTTTTCAAATATTTTTCAAAAAAATGTTGACATGGGTTTCTGATTATGAGATACTACACCTGTAGTTGAGAGAGGAGTTACATTATGTACGTTGAAACTTGGGTTGATTCTTGCGACATTACTAAGGTCAAGTATCCTTCTGTTGTGAAGGGTGCTGCGGCAGTCGCACAAGGTGCTACTGGTCGTTACTGTGAGGTGATCTGGATTGGTCCAGAATACATCGCAGAGCGTGGACTCACAGTCCTGTCTCGTGAGGAGGCATATGCCATTGTCGAGAAGGAGGGTGGTTATGCCGACTTCTAATTTGGTTGCCGTGTTGAAAGATACGGTTGAGTTCTTGCAAAAGCAGATTGATGCGTTAGAGGAAGACGCATACATAGATGAATTGTCTTGGGTTGAGTGGGAGCGAAGTAATGCCTAAGTATGTAATGGTTGATACCATATCGCAGTTCCGTGTGCGGTATGTCGTAGAAGTACCAGATGATGTTGAAAAACCAATTTGGGTATGCTCCAAAGGAATGCCTTGTGCGGGCAAGTATCCGTGTACACCCGAAGTATACGCATCTGATACTGTCGTATGTGAAGAAACTCGTGAGTTTTCACAAGAACATCTTGGAGAGACAATCGTCTCAACTCGTGAAGTATCCCTAGAAGAAGCAATCGCACAGTATCGTAAAGACGAACCTACTCTTGGCGAAGCATGGGATGATGAGACAATCATCAAGAATAACATCACTGAGATTGGGTTTGGGTACAATCGCAAAGAATACGAAGCACAAGAAGAAGAATGGGAAGAGAACAACGAACGCATGGACATCATCGGTCAAAATGGCAACGATGGGTTGCACTATGACTCAGACGGTGGGTTGGATAGTTTCAAATGAGTTGTATAAAACTGAGGAAATCACAATGATGGGTTGGATAAAATTAGGTAAGTTTGCCTATGGTCTATTAGACAGCACAAAGAATGCCTTGAAGCATTCGCCTGTAGAGTATCGTTTCTTGCTAACGAGTTTATTGGCAAGTATGTGGTGTATTGCATTTGGCATTTACACCGCAGAACTACTCTTTATTGGTTACAGTATTATTGGGCATCAGATTTTGATTGCATGTGTGTTTATCACATGGGGAGTGTTTCATAATGTAAAAAAGCCAACACCCCCAGCTCCACCGAACAAGGTGCGTTGGGATTTAAGTCGAGAAGGGTAAGTCACTGGGATCTAGATTATTAATATGATTAACACATGGATACCTAAGTGTCCCGCACCTGTAGCACAATTCTTGTTAAGGATACCAATTAGTATTCTATTTCTACAACAAGGAATGAGTAAATTACCTGTAACAGAAGCAACAGCAGAAGCTTTTGGATTGCCGTATATTGTATGGTGGTTCGTAACCTATGGAGAGATAGGATCAGCGATTGGATTGCTAGTGGGTGGTGTCATAGGATTTAAAGATCATATTGGTCTTGGTGATTTGATCACACGATTCTCTGGAATCACAATGGCATGTATCATGACAGGTGTAATATGGGTCAGTGCTCCGACAGATTTGATGACTGTATTGATGTATGATTATCTGCATGTGAGTTTGTACTTTGTAGGTTTATATTTTGCATTGCGTGGTAATGCTAAGTGGGATTCTTAATGAAAATTACTGAAAAAAATGAATGGTGGTTTAGTATTGCGTTGTGGATGCCTATACTTGCTATAGGCAGTCTATTTCTTGTTACAAGTATTGGAGGATACTAATGAAAGAAGTTATTATCGGAATGGTTTTAATGTTTGGTGCAACTGGTGCTTCCTTGGCATATTTGGGTGCAGGTGAAAACCGCAGTCTTGGTTTCACAAACATTTGTGGAGACAGAGGCACATTTTGTTTCCGCAAGGTAGTTGAGAAGAAAGAAGTTGCACCGGAAGTTGCAGTAGGTGCTAAACACTACACACAGTGTGCCGCTTGTCATGGTGTTGATGGTAGTGGTGGTATGGGTCCACAGTTGTCTGGTCAAACATCAGATATGATTGTTGATAAGTTGGCAAAGTATAAGAATGGTGATACCATTGGAACTATGAGTAATGTTATGTGGGGACAGGCATCTTGGATGACCGAAAAAGATATGCGTGATATTGGCAACTATGTAGAGACCCTGTGATGGAAACTGAAGGTCTATTCATTTTTGGTATGTTTACTGTATTACTTCTCGCATTGATGATTGCAGATACTGGTGTGCAGAAGTAAGATAACTCCCTGTAGTTCAATTGGATAGAACAACCGCCTTCTAAGCGGTAGGTTTCAGGTTCAAGTCCTGACAGGGGGACCATTTAGAGGCAACAATGAAACAAGACATTGCTACTATCAAAGAACGAGAGAATGGAGAACTCTATCTTGAGTTTCCTGACGAACTGACGAAAGAAATGGGGTGGCACGAGGGTGACACCTTAGAGTGGAAAGATAATGGCGATGGTTCTTGGACAATACAAAAGGTGAGTAAACTTGCGCAGGATTAATACGCATGATTGATTATAAATTCCGTGAAGATGAGTTGTTGCGTGACATAATGGAGTATGTTGACGCAACCTACGGTCAGCACTACGCAAAGAACCGTATACAAGCAACCGAAGTGATTATTGATGCGGGGCATGGCGAAGGTTTCACCATTGGCAACATCATCAAATACGCACAGCGATATGGCAAGAAGGATGGATACAACCGAAAGGACTTGATGAAAGTCGTTCACTATGCTATAATTGCACTATATTTACATGATGAGGAACACTGTAATGACGTTCAGAGTGACAGTAACAGCAAAGACCAGAACAGGCGAGACCGTGTGCGAGAGTTACACGGACTTGACAATAGATTCATGCATCCGACGAATGAAAAGGAAGTACAAAGGATGCTCTATCCTGACCACGACTAGTAGAGAACTCACACGAAAGGACAAGTGTATTCCTGAACCCCCTGAAGGATGGCGATATGCGATGTTTGCGTGTAAGACCAAAAAGAATCGGTGGGGACGAGAGGTCGCAGTACCCGAAGAATTGAACTACGAACCACTCAATGGTGATGCACGAGATGCGGAAAAGGTTTCAATACAAAAATCATAAATATGGACATGAAAACATATCAAGACATCAAAGAACTCATTATTGAACAAAAGGTTACGAAGAAAAACATTCGTGACCGTTTAGTTGATGCATCTCCAGACTTAAAATCAATGTCAGATGTTGGTCGTGTTGAGTCTACATCTAATTCTATGGATATTAAAGCATTTGAACGACTGATCCAAAGTGTATTCAAACCAGAAGAGACAGAAATTATAGCACCACAACTAGTAGGTAATTTAGGTAAAAAGAATAACAGTAGTAAATATGAAGCAGTTGTTTTCAAGAACCCAGAAAATAATATGGTGTATATTGTTAATCTAAAAACAGCAAAAGAGGCATTATCACCTAGAGGTGAAGATTGGGAAAGTATTATCACAGACAAATACAACCAAATAAACAAACTGACACCAGACAACTCAGCGACAAATCATGCAGAGCAATTTTATCCTACTTATGAAGGTATTGGTTTAGAGATTGCAAAAACACTGACCGATACAATCGGCAAGTCTGCAATGGTTCAGTATGGTGCAGATTCATCAGGTTTAAGTTCATTTTGGACTTCATATGGTGGTAGTAACAAGACACCAAAAACTGACATGTATACTAAGACACACAACATCTCACTGAAGAAAAAAGGTGGAAGTCAGTTAATGTCTGCAGCAAAGGGTGAGGCAATTGCAACTTTTTATGCCGCATTGGAATATATGGGGTCTGATAGAAGTAATAAAAAAGAAATTGATTCAATTATGGGTCAAATCGAAGAAGGATTTGACAAGGTAGCAACCACGATGTCCAAAGAGGCATTAGACAAGTTATCAAAAGATAAAGAATCACAAAGAAACATTTCACCAGAAGACAAAGCTGCACTTGAAAAGTATTTGTCTGTTGAAAATTTTCATAAAGAATTGAATAAAGAAATTAAAGATCATTTGAATTTTGAGAGTAACGCACGGTTCATGGAATATTTTACATTTGAGGCAATGAGTGGACGCAAGAAGTTTGCATCAACACAACCTGTCGCATCAACTTGCATTGAGTTCGATGTAGATAAGGGTAATATTAGTAAGTATATTCCATTGACAAAAGACGGTAAAAACACGGGTCTTACAGATACACCGACTGTTTCAACTCAAGTCAAGTCAATTGCCAAACAAGTCAAACTTTATGTTGCATGGAAATCATCGAAAGGCAATCCATACTCATCTTTCCGTGCGGGAGTTGAAGGTAAAGTGCAGTTAGCAGAATCAGCAGAACCATCTTATACCTTTGCCGATGTTGTTCGGGACACAATTCGCAATGATAAGTTTGTTAAGGAGTATGTGGGTAATTTATTAGAAGAAACCATTCAGTTAGACGAATTTGAAATTTTACGCAGAGCTGCACAAAAGATAAAAAAAGTAGCAGGACAAGCAGTTAGTTTTATCAAACGTATCTTTGGTAAGATATTCAATAAAGCAAAAACAGTCATCAAGCAAATTGCAAAACTTGGTAAGAAAGCATTCTCCACACTTCTCAAATTTTTTGGTGTTGAGGTGAGCACTGCACGAACAACCATTCCAAAAGATATTGAACAATTCGTTATTCTTTGATATAATAATAGACTATGGCACAGATATATTCTCAAAAGACACCATTACGGTATCCTGGTGGTAAATCACGGGCAATGAAGGTCTTAGGTGATCACTTTCCTAGTGATATGCCTGTCTATCACGAACCATTCCTTGGTGGTGGTTCTGTTGCGATATGGGTGACGCAAGCATATCCTAATACTGATGTGTGGGTCAATGATCTCTATGGTAGTTTGTATACGTTTTGGACTCAACTTAGAGACAACTGCTCTGAACTCCAAAAAGCAGTCCGTGAAATAAAAGACACGGTGAAAGACGATAAGGGCATTGGAAAATCAGAGTTCAATCGCATGAAGGATCAGATCATCGAGACCGATGATCCACTAGTGATTGCATCGTACTTCTACGCACTCAATAAGATGTCATTTAGTGGACTAACAGAATCACGCAGTTCGTATTCCAACCCATCACAGATATCTAACTTTACATACTTGGGTATTAATAAGATGCAAGGATACTCACATCTGATTCAACGTTGGAGGATCACTAACCTCGACTATCGTGAGTTACTAAAACGAGACGATGCTCTCGTGTTTCTTGATCCACCTTATGAGATCAAATCTAATCTGTATGGTCGAGACGGTGAGACGCACGAATCATTTAATCATGATGACTTTGCGGATGCGTGTAATAACGCATCATGTAAGCAGTTTATTACATATAATGCAGATCAAAAAGTGCAAGACCGATTCCCTGATTGGAAACAAATCGTGTGGGACTTAAAGTATTCTATGTGCACTAATTCTAAAAACTATGTCGAGCAAGAGAAAGATCGTAAGGAACTGATTCTACTCAACTATGAAGAAGACAACACCCTTGTACAATTCTTCTGATTTTGACTTGACAAACTTGGATGAATAGTGTTATAGTTACACTATCAAATTGAAATAAGAGAACTATATTATGTTTTTAAAAACAAACTGTTTCACAAACTACAACAACTCAGGCAAACTGAGTATCAGCGACTTAAATCCAAAGATTATGGATGGGCATCCAAATCTCATCTTTGCAGAAATCAAAATTCTTGATCCTAATTTTAAATTGATCAACGATGGCAACTTTGGTATCCGTGAAGAAATGGATCAAGGTACAATTTCTGATCTACGGACCGCATTTATGATTGATGGGTGGGATGTAGACGAAAAGTTAATCTGTGTTTCTACATGTGGACGAATCCTCGATGGACGACATCGTTACGAAGCACTGAAACCATTATTTCCTGATGGAATTCCTGTCGCAGTGTATGAGATTGATAGTTATGATCCTGATGATACGCGGGATACCGCACACTATTTAAATGGTAAAAACAAACCAACTGTACGCGCTAAAAATGAAAACTATGTTGGTGACTTGTTGCTTTGTGTGAAGAACGGTAAGGTTGGAGAAACCCCATCTGAAGATGATATTCGCACATATGCACAATCTCGCGCATGGGCACAGCAAACGGTTCAAGGTAATATCACAAAGATTGCCAAAGAAGTTTATCGTAAGTACACAGTCGGTGAAGACCTTATTCGTGGTGCACCAGGCGGTAACGAGAAAGAAAATTGGGAAGAGTGGTTAGGAGATATTATGCCTATCGACAAATGGAAAGGTCTTGATCCTAAACTGATGCACTATACCATAGTCTCGCAAGCAGATCAAGTGCATCGTCCAGGTACAGCAATGCTTGGACCCATCCGTGAAGCATTTGTGAAGAACAAAACATTAAAGATTATTCTTTACACAAAGCACAAGTTTCCTAAAGAGGCAGTCAAAGCATACAAGGCATTCTCAAAAGCATTGAACACCTTTGTGCGCGATACTCACATGAACCGTAAACCATACGAAATCTATGTTGTGCCCCAAATAAATGGACGGTTTGATGAAGAATATGAAAACAAACAAATCATTCCACTGGATGAAGTATGACACTGAAAAGAAAGTTATTAGTTTCTATATGGAGATGCGGTGGCAAACTCTATCGATCATATACTGATGGAAGTGTGGACATTGTAGAGTTATGAATGGAAACGATAAAGAGGGTATGGTATGGAAATTGATGCAGATTTAATCGAAGTAGTGAATGAAACGTCATGGGTAGATGGGATAGGGACTATTGTTGTCTTGCTACTTGCCTATGCTACTTATCGGTGGATCAAGAAGAATATCTAAAGTGCGCAGGGGTTGTGTGGTAGAGTGTGGGAAATAGTGGGTATAAAATAAATGCCATTATTTAATAAAAGAGTGAGTGACCTCTCGCACCCAAACGACCGATCAAACACCCCCACAGACGCACGGAGCAGGTCTCTAAGCAAAGCAATTAGTTGGAGGGTAGTGGGGGACACTCGACACATTCCTTATCGGCACAGTGGTCACACAGTAGGTCTCAGTGGGTGCGACAATTGCGTCGATAGAATTAGTGACGAAAGTTGCACTGTACTATGTTCAC